GGTTAGCAAAGCTCGTGATAAAGCTACTGAGATGGGCAGACTAAACAATAGTATTACAGGAGGTCAGGGCAGTGTCGCTGGCTTCTTGGGAGAAGAAGTTGCTCGTCTTATAATAGGTGGTACAGAAACAAACACATACGACTATGATCTAATATTAAACAACGGATGTACGGTTGATGTAAAAACTAAACGTACAACTGTTCCACCTAAACGTTACTACGAATGTTCAGTAGCTGAACTTAATACTAAACAGAAGTGTGACTACTACGCTTTTGTACGTGTACATAAAGACCTACACACTGCATGGTTCTTAGGTGTGTACCCTAAGAGTAAGTACTTCGAAGACTCTACCTACCTAAAGAAAGGAGAGGTTGACCCAAGCAATAACTTTACAGTAAAATCTAACTGTTACAATCTACCAATAAGCTCACTAGAAGAATCACCAATATAGAAAGTCCACCTGTGAAATTAGAACAAGAAGCACAAGAGCACATCAAGGCTAGTAGGACTAAGTTCCTGTTAGAACTAGCCGACCATATGGAGAACGTGGAGTTGTTTTTGTGTAGTAATCTATGGGATAGTGCGGAGAGAAGTAATGCCTTAACAGCTTATACAGAGATGTATCTATGGGCTAGACAATGTGCTGAGAGGCACGGAGTTAAATAAGAATAGAAGGGGCGGCTTGTGTCGCCCTTTTCTTTTATCTAGTGCCTAACATCTTAAGCTTTTTAACTTCGTCTTTTTGTAACTCTAAGTAAGTCATTAAGAAATCTAATTCATTTTCATTTAGATCTGTTATGTCTTTTTCAATATCTAAAGCTTCTAAAGCTTTCTCTACACCTTGTTTAGTTACACCACTACCCTTCTTACTTATCTTATACAACTTATTAGTACGGCTATCTTCTGGTGATATGCTAAGCTCAAGTATATCTATTGTTTTTTTCTTAGCCTTCCTAAGCACCTCACCTAAGAGATCCTTACGTTGTTTGTTATTACCATTCTTCCAAGCAGGTGTAGCTAAGGCATACTCAGCTTGTTGTTCTAAGAACTGAAACACTATCTTGTTAATATGATTCTGTGTCTCAGGTATAAAGGCTTTAATCTCAGTACGCCATTGAGGTTTACCTATTTGATTAAACATCTTTTGTATATGAGTCTGTCCGGGATTTTCACGATAACCAAATAGACGACCTATAGGTGCTGTACCTTTAGCATCAGTTAATGCATTGAACTTCTCAGGCGCTAACTCTGCACCACTAAGGGCACTGTATATCTGATCAACGTATCTTGCAGAATTGTTAACCCATTTAGATCCTTGTTTGCGATCTATAGCTACGAAATCTTCACCTCTACCTAAAGCTATAGTTGTGTTAACAGGATCAAACGGACGAGTATAAGCACTAAGATACATAGAGACTGTGTCTTGTACTATATCCTTTAGCCCATCTCTAACTGCCTTATCTTCTCCTGAAGCACCATCAATTAATAGATCAAAAGCTATTTTAGCTGAGTCACCTAGCTGTCTTGTAAGTTGTCCCGGCCCAAATATATCTACTACTTGTTTCGTTAACTCTGGCGGTATAGAACCCTCTTTGTAAAAGTGTGCACCCATACGACCTGATGCTTTATAGAAACTAAAAGGGAAGTCATACATACGGTTACGTATAGACCCATCATCCCTACGTTCTTCAAACCAAGCTAAACCTTCTTCCATATTATCCATCTCACGAGCCGTTGTTACGGCTATAAGACTTAATCCTACGGCTGTCTTAGTGAGAAGTTCTAAAGGATCACGAGTAGTACCTGCCGCATATTTATGTGCCAAGCTAATGCCTGTGTGATCAAACATGTGACCTAGTGTGTTATTAAAGAACTGACCGAAAGGAATCATAGCACCTAAACCCGGAACTTTACGAGACTCTTCTAGAATCTTAGCTCCAAAACCTAGTATTCCTTTAGCATCTTTACCGTAAGACTTAGCGTATACATTACGTAATGCGTCTTCTACAGCTAACGTTTGTATCTCTGCGTAGGTGTCACCCTTCATTACCTTGTATAAGTCAGGGTCTTCTAAGAACTCAGAGTAAGTCTTACCATATTTAATACGTACTTGTTTGTCTAAGGCATACATAAACTCTTGTGTCTTAGTGTACATGTCTTGAGCTTTAACACCGTACATAGTCTGAGCAAAGTTCATAACCTTCTCTCCTACTCCGGGCTTACCTATGTCACCTACTTGAATGCCTAATTGTTTATACACATCATCTAACTCTATGCCACCTGCCATATACCTAAACAATTCTTTTTGTGTTTTAGGGTTAGCCGCTAAGAAATCTAGTGATGCTTGTTGTGTAGCAAAAGGGTTTACTAAGTTCATAGCTTTTTGTTTTTGTAGTGTAAACATAAGTCTAGACTTGTTAGCAAACTCAGTAGCATTTGTATCTCTACCGATAGCCATCTCAGCTAAGGAACGACCTCCGTAAAGAGCACCTCTTAGTATATCAGTTACAGATTGCATACTTGTAGCATTAACCCAACCAACTACGTTGAGTGCAGTTGTACCCGGATGTGTAATCAACATACGTATAAGGTTCTGTTGCATAACACCTATACCATCTTCAACTTTATCTCTAGTAGATTTACTTACAGGATCTATTGTGTCCTCTACTACAGTGTTTAGTTTCTGTGCTGGTGTTTTGTCTGGGGCAAGCATTAAGTCTTTCTTTAGTTGAGCTATTGCTTGCCCATCTTTTCCCCAACTACTCATGTCACTTGCCATTTTATTCATAGCTTCTTCTAAAGTATGCCCTTGATTTTCAGGAAGCCTAGCCATTGTATTTTTGTATAGAGTTTCTACTTCTTTCTTAGCACTTTTTGGTAAGCTTAATATAGTCTCTGTTAAGAAGTCAGTAAAATTAGCAAACTTATCCGTTTCTTCATTAGCTAACTGTATATTAAAGTCCAGTAGTATTTCTTTTATACCACTAAACTTTACGTTACCCTCTTGTCCTCCTGAAAAAAAGGCTGATGCAAATCTAGATCTATTAGGATCACTTACAGAATCACTTAACCTACGTATAGTATCCCCTTTAAGTACTTTCTTAGCCCAGCGTTCAGAGGCAGTAGCATTCTTGTTAATAGCCTTCTGTAAATCTTTAACATTTATAGCCTTAAGTATAGCCTTGTTAGATTTAGACCTAGCAGTTGCAGATAACTTAATAGCATTAGCTTCAGCTACAGCGGCATTATCAAAGAAGGCCATAGCTAAGGGTAAAGATTCCTCTGTGTGTGGGGCTTTGTTTAGTAGGCTTAGACCATAAGCTAATGATCCACCGAATACACCACCTACACCTGTGACAACACCTTGTATAGCATTGTAGTCACTCTGCACTCCGCCTTGTTGTAAAGCTTTCTGATATACTGCATCTATAGTAACAGCGGCGGCAGAGTCAAAGGCAGTAGTAGCAAGTATCTCTTTCTTAGTTGTAGTCTTTAGAGCATCTTCAAATGCACCCTTAGCTACCCCTTTAACTTTAGTACCTTTTAATATGTTACCTATAATACGCCGTTCTATCTGTCTAGCTTGAACTTGAGCCGCTTTAGATGTTGCAGCAGTTAGGGTCTTAACTTGTAATTGTTCCTTAACTTCTTTTATAACAGCATCTTTAGCTAATTTAGCGGCAACTTTAGTAGCACCCCCAGTGATTAATTTACCAAAGCCTAAAGATAAAACGTTAACAGGATCTATAATAAGAGCACGAGCATAGTCGCCCACTGCGTCAGCCTTTTGTGTAAAGGAATACTCTTTAGAAAATGCACCCTTCATGTTATCAAACAGTTGATAAGCTTGACCTGCGGCTAACTTATTAGCTTCTTCTGCTTTGTTTAAGTAAGCTAACTCTGTGCCTGTCGTTACGGACTGACCGAAGTTAAACTTTCTCATGTGGTTTACAAAGCTATCTATAACTTCTTGCCTACCATGTGTCTTTTCTGTCATGCCAAAGCGTTGCTTCATGTAGTTACCTACAACAGCATAGTTATTGTCTTGCATCAGATCATTGATAGTTTCTGCGCTAGACGTAGGTTGTAAAGCTTGTATGGTTTGAGATACAGGTTCTACTTCTTCTCCAAAAGACAGTTGTCCTTCTGGAACGTAGAATCCTCTACTTGTAGGTTCTTCTTTTTCTTCATCAATTACAGGAGGATCAAGAGAGAGTTGCCCTTCAGGTATATAAAATTGTGGTTCGCCCATATCAGTCTTTCTGTATTTTAGTAGGAGTTAGATCTTTCCATTTTGGATTAGTTCTTCTTACTCTATAGGCTATCATTGTGGCTATGTCGTTAGGATCTGCGTCTGGTATTTTAAGAAGCCTCTCGTCAACCAGTTTTCGTATCTCTTTATCAAATGCCTCTTGATCTGTATCCACTATAGAACCTGCTACATCAGAAGTTTCTGATAATGTCTCTTCAGATTCTGTTAATTTATTTTGTTCTTTAACAGAGTACCTATCTCTTTTTGTTTCCCAGAACTTAAGAGCTGCTTCGCCTAGTCTTTCGGCTGGCTTAGGATTGTCTTTTTCCCACTCGCCCATGATGTCTTTCATAGTCTCTGACATATCTTCAATAGACATTTTTTCTATTGGTGTGGTAGCTATTTCATCAGAGGGTGTCTTCATAAACTTTCCATTTATTTGAACCCAAGTTCCTGCTTCAGCTACTGCAAAAGCATCATCTTCAGAAGAGTATACTACTATTTCTGACATAGGAGGTATAGATGAATCATTCTCTTTTATCTTATCATAGTTTGCTTTTATTATAGCTTTTCTATTACCGCCTCCACCATCAATTACCTTAGCGTTAGCCCCTGTAACTATAGGCTCTGCATCATCACCAAAACTAAAGTTCATATACTTTCTTGTCCAGAAGGGGTTATTAGTTAATGCACCGGGGAACATTTTCTCATAATCCATTACCGCTTGACTTGTATCAGGTAATAAGTTAAGTAGTTCTTGGGTATCTTTTGACGCTACTGCTACCTCTACTTTTGCATTAAACTCTCTTTGTTCTTTTGTTAGTTTTGCATAGTCATCCGAACTAACCTCATAAGCTTTACGTCCTATGTTTAATATTTCATCTTCTATATAACCAAGCATCTCACGATTTTGATTAGGATCATATACCTTAGGCAACAGGCTTCTGTCTACAGGTAGAGGGGCTTTCAAGGAAGGTGCAGAGCTACCCATGATTCTCTTATAATCATAACCTGAATAGCCTCCTGCGTAAGTATCTGTCATAGAAGAGTTTGCGGCGTTTGCATCTAGCCCTAAGAAAGACCACATTCCTCTCTCTTCATTCTTCTCTGGATTATCTGTTACACTATTCTTATACAAACCAAAGGACTTTTTAATCATATCATTGTATGTAGTACCGCTAGGTCTATAGTCTTCTGCCATAATTACATACTCGTTAAGTTGTTTCGTACTTAACTCGTTAGGCTTGAAGTCTTTTATTGTATTATAGAATATAGCTAAGCCTTGAGGGCCAGATGTATCTACTAAAAAGTTTATATTTTCTTTAGTCATACCTCTGCCTTCTAAAAGCTTACCTATAGTGATAGCTTTGTTGGCCTCTTCCTCTGTCTTCCTAACAGCCTGTGTACCGTAGGTCATGAGGTAGTCACGATCTTTAGCATTCTTATCTCGGATATACTTCTTACGTTCTGTAACTCTATCAGCCGCTGTATTGAAAAACCCTGATGCAAAACTCATATTATATACCCCTACTCATTAGACCATTGCCACCATCGCTAGGCTCTGTGTCCATTAATTCTTGTTGATCTTCTTCTTGTTCAGGAGTAGCACTCTCTTGCATAACCTCTAAGCTTGACTCTTCTGGTGAGCCTAAGGCTTCTGTAGTATCACGAATAAAGTCTTCGTCACCTTTACCTAGTTCTTCATCAAGTCTAGCCATCACTATGTCTTTAAGTTTTTTCTCTTGTATCTCGTCGTCAGTGTCATCGTTAGCGAATGTCTCTTTAAACTTAACACCTGCAGTATTACCCATGTAAACTAACTGCTCTTCAATAACAGGAGCAATCAACATACTAACGTCAATGCTATGCATACCACTACCTACTGCA